ATCAGCGGCATTTCCCTATGTCACCATCGGGCCGGTCGACAGCGTCGACGACACGGCCGACTGCATCGCCGGCCTGCTGGTGGCGCAGCAGATCGATTGCTGGTCGCGCGGCGTCGGATATCCGGAAGTCAAGAAGATGGTTGATGCCGTGCGGGCAGCACTCCACGACCGCGAGGCCGAGATGCCTCTGGCTACCAACGGCATGGCCTATTTCGAGCACCGCAATTCCCGCATTACCCGCGACCCGGACGGCCTGACGAGTCACGGCATTCTTTCGTTCGAAGCGGCGATAGAGAGGCGCTAGAGCAGATGAGTACGCTTCGCCGACTTCCGAACGTTCGCCAGCTTCCAAAGCGGCCGCAGGTTGGTCAGCGCCCAGCATGCGCGAAATTCGGCGTCATCAGGCGAGGAGTAGGTGAAGGCGGACTTTGGCACGATGTGGTCGATCTGCCAGTCTTTCATATTGTCCCAGGTCATACCTGGCAGAAATTGCCGGCCAATGTGCATACGCAGGTCGGCCGCACCATAGCCTGCAAAACGTTCGACGGCTTTGCCGGTGCCGCGCTTGGTCGACATGCGGATGAGTGTCATCATTGCATTATCCAATCGGCCGCGAGGCAATGCCTGTCGTTTTGCGCTTCGCAATCGTCCATAGGCAACCTTCCACGCGATGCGGGTCGGCCTTTTGTTACGCCGCTCTTCCCGCGCCTTCACGGTTTCAGGATTGCGCTTAACCCAGGCTTTGATCGTCTCTTTTCGACGCTCGCTCGCACAAGCTTCACAATAGAAATGTTTGGATCGGCTGCGTCGCGCGGTCGGTTTACCACAGCGTTCGCATGCGATCTGGTCACCGAGCTTTGGCAGGCCGCGCTCGGCGCGCTTGCGATGGTGTTCCTGCAATTCAAACGCGCGACGGCATTCTGCGCTGCAGTATTTCGACGGACCATGCCGCCGTTTCTCGAACTCTTTCCCGCAAATAACGCAACGCACCAGCATGGTGCAATTCTAGCAAAATAGGAGGCTACCTTGCAACCATCAACCGCAAAATTCGGCAACATGCTGATCGAAATTGGCGACGATGCCGTGCCGCCGGTTTATGCCGCGCCGTGCGGCTTCACCAGCAAAGGCATCACCCTGTCCAAGAACCTGTCGGAGGTGAATATCCCCGACTGCGACAATCCCGACGACCCGATCTGGGTCGGCCGCGATGTCACCAGCCAGTCGGCGACGATCACCGGCGAAGGCGTGGCAGCCGGCGAGTCTCTCCCGGACTGGAACGACGCATTCATGTCGACCGATCCGGTGCCGATGCGGGTGACGGTCGAATATGACGGCGTCGGCACCAAGGTTTACGAGGGCAAGTTCCACGTCGACTCGGAGGCGATCACGGTGGAGGCCGGCGGCCGCGTCAACCTGGCGATCAACGCGACTTCGGACGGCGCCATCACCTCGACCTGGACGGCGAGCCCATGAGCCGATCGGCACAGCTCGCTGCCGAATTCGGCGGCGAGGAACGGCTGTTCCGGCTCGCCTGGGGCGAGCTGATCGAGCTGCAGGAAAAGCGTGATGCCGGGCCGGCGGTCGTGCTGGCGAGGCTGTCGCTCGGCCAGTGGCATCTGCAGGACGTCACCGAGACGATCCGGCTTGGCCTGATCGGCGGCGGCATGGAACCGGCGGCCGCGGCCAGGCTGGTGCGCCAGCACGTCGAGCAGAAACCATGGGATCTCGGTGGCGAGAACGGGCTGGTCGTGCTCGCGGTCAAGATACTGGCGGCGGCGACACACGGCGTCGAGGATGAACCGTTGGGAAAATCAAAGCCGGATCGGAGCGAGTCGACGATCTCCCCAACGGCAAAATCCGATTCGGTCCCGTCCTCGGCACTGCTGTCCTGATGGGCATTTCGCCGGCAGAGGCGAAACGCATGTCGATGTGGGAGTTGGCGGCGGTTACCGAACGCTGGATCGAGGCGCACGACACCGAAAGCCACCGCGGCAACCGGCTGAACGAAGAGGACAAGGACGAACTCTGGAAGTGGATGCAGACCAAGAATCGGCCGCTGACGCTGAAAGAGGCGAGGAAGAAAGCCAATGGTGCAAGGCCTGGACAAACTGAAACGCCGGCTGGTCGATGAGATGCCGAAGCGCGTGCGCGCCGAAATGGAACGCGCCATGCTGGAATCGGCCGAGCTGATCGTGCGCGGCGCTCAGATGCGGGTGCCGGTCGACGAGGGCGAGGTGCGCGATTCCATCCGCCATCACGGCGTCAAGGAAGGCAAGCGCGGTGGGCTTTATGTCGCGATTACCGCCGGCGACAAGTCGACCGAGAACGACGGCTATCAGGTCGCCCGGCTGCTCGAGTTCGGCACGATGAAGATGGCGGCCCAGCCGTACCTCAAGCCCTCTTACAGAGCAAACCGGAGGAGGGCTCAAAGAAGGATGCGGCAGGCAGCTAAGCAGGCAATTCTGAAGGGCTAGTCTTATGAACTTTTGGGCGTTGATTGTGTCTTTGTACTCGGTAGGTCGCCCAGCGGCAATTGTCGGGCTCATATCCGCGATCATTGTCTTTGCGATCTATAGTCAGATCATCACGATATCCGTTGGCGACCGCCCAATCGCGAAATGGCTCGAAGTCCTCCCACTCAGAGCAAACGCTAATGCCGCGCGCACCGTAATACGGCCACGAGATGGCCTTCGGATTCGTGCATCGGGTCTTCATGCCAGTCCAGATGCGATAGAGACGTGGCGGCGTTTCGCCGAAAGCGGTCAAGCCATGCGTCGTAGCCTTGCTGCGAAGCTTTTCGAGTTTCAGGCATCCGCACGATTTCGAAACGCCTTTTCGCAGTCTCACTCCGGTGGCAGTGCAGGAATTTCCGCAGTCGCACTGGCAGTCCCAGAAAACAGTGCGACTGCCATCCTTGCGCAGGGATCGGCCTACCACAGTAAGCCGGCCGAAACGCTGTCCGGTGGCATCAATCAGGTTGTCTTTTCCGATAGATCTGATCGACCGACTGGAGCATCCGCACGATCTAGGTCCAAGCTTTGCGCGCAAAGCGTTTCCGCTGGTGATCTTCTCATTGCCGCAGTCGCAAATACACAACCAAGCCGGCTCCGGACGTTTGCCGACCGTCCATCCATGCCTTGCGACGACGCGCAAATCACCGAAGCGACGTCCGACAAGATCGTGAGTTCTCGCTTGGTTGCTAGCAGCTATCGACATGCGGAAAACGTATCAGACGGCATGTTCATAGTACAGTGGAGAGCTTAACCGATGGCCGCGGATGACGCAGCAGTCGTCGTAACGCTCAGGGCGAACCTCAAGGACTATGAGGCGGCGCTGAAATCGGCCGTGCGCTCGACTGAGCGCGCCGCAACCGCTGCCGAGAAGGTGATCTCCAACGTCGGCAAGGGCGGCGGGGCGTCGAGTGCGGTCGCCGCCAATTTCAACAAGTCGGCCGGCCAGATCGCCAACGACGCGCGCATGCTGCAGTTCCAGTTGAATGACATCTTTTCCGGCATCGCGTCCGGCCAGGGCATCCGCGCCGTACAGCAGCAGCTTGGCCAGATCGCGCAGCAGCTCGGCGGCGGCGGATTGGCGCAGGGCGCTCGCACGCTTGGCTCGGCGATGGTCGCTATGGTCAACCCGATCAACTTGGCGGTGGTCGCGTTTGGCATACTGGCCACGGTGGCAGCCAGCTATTTCTTCGAGTCGGAGGACAGCGCGAAAAAGACGACCGACGCAATTCGCAAACAGGCCGACGCCGCCAAGAAGCTCGCCGACGCCTGGGGTGACATGATCCCTGGCCTGCGCCAGATCGCCAGCGAGGCCGAGGCCATCGTCAAGCAGATGGAATTGCTGGAAGCCGCTGGCCTTGTCGTCGACAAGCGCATGACGAAGGTCAACGAGCGGTTCGCCGATCTCGCCGACAAGTTCCCGTCCGATGCCAGCTATGCCTTCCGCACCGCGCTGGAAGAAGTCGATACCGCCGCCGACAAGATGTTCAAGACCATCGAGGACGGTGGCGACGACACGGATGCCTTCAACAAGTTTCAGAGTGAGATGGCAGACATCTTGCTGTCCGAGGGCGTGAAGGCGAACAAGGCGCTGGAAGCCGCGCTGCTCGATCTGCTCAAGACCTACCAGGATCTCCGCAAGGCGGCCAAGGAATTCCGCGAGGAAGCCGAGACGCAGATCAATCCGCCGGCTGTCGGTCCCGGTCGCGGCGGCGATCCGATGCCGGCCTATCGGCGCCACGGGGCTGAACTGGATGCAGCACTTGGCAACGCCGCTAACGCCATCGACAGTTTTGTCGAGCGGGTGATCCAGGCTGAAAGCGGCGGCAGCGCAACGGCCAAGAATCCGCTGTCGAGCGCGACCGGCGCCGGCCAGTTCATTTCCTCGACCTGGCTGGAGGTGTTCAAGCGCAACTTTGCCGCCGAGGCGGCAGGGATGTCCGATGCCGCCATCCTGGAGCTGCGTACCGATGTCGAGACGAACCGGCGCATGATCCGCGCCTATGCGACGGAGAATGCCCAGCTGCTGCTGCAGGCTGGCCAGGAGGTGAATGAGGCGGCATTGCAGTTGGCGCACTTCCTTGGTGCCGGCGGCGCGATCAAGGTACTGCAGGCCGCGCCTGGCACGAAGATCGCAAACATTCCGGGCATGTCGGCAGCGATCGCCGCGAACCCGTCGATCCTTGGCGGCGGCGCGACGCGCGAGGATGTCCTGGCTTACGCCGGGCGGCGTGCCGGGGCATCGACGACACCGAAACTGTCCGAGCAGGAGCGTGCGCTTAAGAACCTGCAGGAGTGGAACGTCGCGTCGGCCGAGCGTGTCAGGATTGAGAAAGAAGTATCCAACATCAATGCGCAGGTATGGCTGACCGAGTCTGAGCGCACCGCACAGGTCGAGGCGCTGCGCATTGCCGAAGAGGAACTGTTTCGGCTACGCCAGGCCGGCGTTCCTGTCACCGCCGAAATGGAGCGGCAGATCCGGGCGACGGCGCAGGCGACGGCCGAGGCGACACTCAAAAGCCAGCAAGCCGCCGAATTGCAAAAGCAGTTCGTCGAGAACCAGAAAAATGCGGCGGCCGAATTGGCGCAGATCAACCAGCAGTTCGCCGGCATCATCGGCGGTGGGCTATCTGGCTTCATCAATGACCTGATCGCCGGCAAGGACGCCGGCGATGCCTTCGCCTCGATGCTGCAGCGCATCACCTCGCAGCTGGTCGACATGATGGTGCAGCTGTTGATCATCAAGCCGTTGATGACGGCGCTCGGCGGCGGAATCGGCGGCGGCAGCATCCTTGGCTTCGAGGGCGGCGGCACGGTCGGGCTTTCCGGCCAGCCAGCAGGCAAGCGGCCAGCGGCGCTTTGGGCCAATGCGCCGCGTTATGCAGCCGGCGGCATGGTCGGGCTGAAGCCAGGCGAGGTGCCGATCATTGCGCACCGCGGCGAGATCATCGTGCCGAACGCCAGGCGGCTGGCATCCTCGACCGGCGGCGGCAAGGTCGACAACTCGGTGCATCAGCAGAACAAGATCTCCATCGACATGTCGGGATCCGGCTATGTCGCCGCTAACTCCAAATCCGCCAAGCAAGTCGGCGAGAACATCCAGAAGCTTATTCAGGCGGAGCTGGTGCGCGAAAGCCGGCCGGGCGGGCTGCTCAGAAAGGTGCCGGGCTGATGGCATTCGACGGGACCGACAATTGCTGGATGCCTGATGTGCCGCTGGCGCGGGACGACGAGTGGCGGCTCAGGATCGCGCAGTTCGGCGACGGCTACCAGCAGCGCACGCTCGACGGCATCAATGCGCTGGACCGCAAGTGGTCGCTGACCTGGTCGCTGCGCTCGGCGGCCGACATCAACGCGATGGTGGCCTTCCTCGAGGCGGAGAAGGCTAGTTCCTTCCCGTACCTGGAGCAGCCGACCGGCATCACCTGGAAAGTGTTCTGCGATGCCTGGCGGGTCGATTGGGAACTGAGGCGCCCGGGCGGCATCTGGCACGGCACGCTGTCGGCTGAATTCATCAAGGCAAATGGAGTGTCCGTCTGATGGGCGTGGCAAAGGATGTCGGCCAGCTGGCGCCGCTCGAAATCGTCGAGATGTTTGTTTATGACGGCTCGCCGATCGGCGACCCGACCGTGCTGCGCTGGCATCCTGGCACCACTGTCGCCGGCCAGCCGATCGTCTGGCAGGGCGTGCAATACGATCCATTCCCGGTCGAGAGTTCCGGCTTCGAGATGACGGCGGCCGGCCAGCTGCCGCGGCCGATCCTCAGGGCATCCAACATCGGCGGGCATCTCGGCGCCTTCCTGCGCTCGATCAAGGACGGGCTGGGCGCGAAGGTCACGCGCAAGCGCACGCTCGGCAAATACCTGGACGCGGTGAACTTTCCAGGCGGCAATCCGAATGCCGATCCCAATACGCACTTCCCCGACGAGACGTTCTACATTTCGCGCAAGGTCAGCGAGAATCCGATCTTCCTCGAGATGGAGCTGGCCGTGCCGTTCGACGTCGCCGGCATGCAGCTGCCGTGGCGCCAGGTGATCGCTGGCACCTGTCAATGGGTCTATCGCGACGTGGACTGCGGCTATACCGGGCCGCCGGTGACGAACGACCCGGTTTATCCAGGCGTCGACAAATGCGGCAAGACGCTGACTTCCTGCAAGCGCCGCTTCGGCGAGTGGGGCGTGCTGCCGACATCGGCATTCCCGGCTTCGCTGCCGACGAGGATGATATGACGTGGCAGCCGACCGATCAGCAACTCGCCGATGCGCTCGCCCATGCCGGCCAGTGCCAGCCCGCCGAATGCTGCGGGGTGATCGCCGGCGGCCGCTTCCTGCCTGTCACCAACCGCGCGACTGACTTCGATTCCTTCATCTTCGACAGCAGGGAATACATCGCCATTGCCCGCCAGGATCCGGTCGAGGCGATCGTCCACAGCCATGTGAAAGCGCCGCCGCATGCATCCGAGGCCGATCGCGCCATGTGCGAGAAGCTGGGGCTGCCGTGGTTGATCGTGTCATGGCCTGGCGGCCAGCATGCCATTCTTTCGCCCACAGGCTGGGCTGCGCCGCTGGTCGGCCGGCAATGGGTATGGGGAAGCCAGGATTGCTTTTCGCTCGTCAGGGACGCGCTGTGGGCGTATGCGGGCCTATCCATTCCCGACTTCGAGCGTGACTGGAACTGGTGGAAGTCTGAGGATCTGATCGGCCAGCAGTTCCACACGGTCGGCTTCGCTGCGCTGCCGGCAGGCACGCCGCCCAGGCATTGCGACGTGTTTGGCATGCGCATGCCGGGATCGCCTGTCGTCAACCACCTGGCGCTGTTCCTGGCGCCCGACCAGATCCTGCACCAGCTGGTCGGGCAGCTGTCGCGCCGCCAGCTTTATGACGAGACATGGCAGCGGCTGACCGCGCTGCATCTTCGCCGTGAGGGGATGGCATGAGCGCCGAGAAGCCGATCGCCGTCCACCTCTATGGTCCGCTCGCTGACAAGTATGGCGCGCTGCATCACTTCGCGGTGTCGACGCCGCATGAAGCGGTGGCGGCGCTCGATGCCAACTATCCAGGCTTCGTGCGCGACTTCGCGCAGCACGAGATCTATCACATCCTGGCCGATGGCGACTGGCGCGACGGCGAGGAAGCAGCAGGGCTGCCGGTCAGCCGCGAGCTTCACCTGGTGCCTCAGATCGAGGGCCGCGTCGCGCTCGGTGCGCTTTTGGTCGGCGCGCTGATCCCGTCGCTGGCCGGGACATTCGCCGCGACGCTGATCGGCGGCGCGCTGTTCCTGGGCGTGATGATCGGGCTGTCATTCCTGTTCCGGCCAAAGATGCCCGAAACGGATGAAGGCGCCCGCAACGAAAGTTATGCCTTCACCGGGCCTGAGAATGTCGTCACTCAGGGCGCGCCTGTGCCGCTCGCCTACGGCAAGGTGCATTGCGGATCCGTGGTTGTGTCGGCCGGCCTGGAGGTGTCCGAACTCGGCAGCTGGGTCTTTGAGGAAGGCGAAAAGAACGAACTGAAGTCGAAGCAATATGCCCGGGTGATCGACGTCATTTCAGATGGCATCGTCTCCAGCCTTGAGAATTACGAGATCTTCCTCGACGGCGTGGCGATCTGGCATTTCAAGAATACCTATTACCAGGTGCGCCAAGGCACGCGCGACCAGCCGATCGTCAACGGCTTTCCGGCAGCGCAGACCGAGATCGCGGTCGGCGTCGAGGTGGAATATGGCACGCCGCTGGTCCGTTCGATTTCGAACACCGATTGCGACCGCGTGCGCTTCACGCTGATGGTGCCGGCACTGCAGCACATCAGCGGCGAGGGCGACCAGTACGGCACCAATGTCATCTATCAGTTCGACGTCGAGCAAGTCGGCAGCGGCACCGGATACCAGTACCTCAAGCGGCATTACATGTCGGGCATGACGGCGTCGCAATACCAGCGCGCCTATCTGTTCGATCTTCCGAAGCCTGGGCCGTGGAACATCCGCGTGACGCGCACCTCGCCGAAGTCGACCGACATCCAGGTGCAACATGACCTCTACTGGTCGAGCTACACCGAGATCATCGACGACAGGGTCAATTACAACGGCACTGCCTGCGTCGGGCTGTTCCTGGATTCCGAGCAGTTCCAGCAGATCCCGAAGCGCACCTATTACGTCACCGGGATCCGCATGCTGATCCCGAACAACTACGACGCCACCACCGGCATCTATTCCGGCGTGTGGGACGGGACGTTCGCCTGGGGCTGGACCAACAACCCGGCCTGGATCCTGTACGACATCCTGATCAACCGCCGGCACGGCATCGGCCGGTTCCTGGACATGAGCCAGGTCGACAAATGGGCGATCTACCGCATCGGCCAGTGGTGCGACCAGTATGTGCCTGACGGCAAGGGCAGTTACGAACGGCGCTGGGTCTGCAACGTCCAGATCACCGACCGGCAGGAAGCCTTCGACCTGATCGGCCAGATCGCCTCGATCTTCCGCGGCTGGAGCTACTGGTCCGGCACGTCGATGGTGGCTGGTGCCGACCAGCCATCCGACCCGGTTCACCAGTTCACCAACGCCAACGTGATCGACGGCGTGTTCACCTATGCCGGATCCGATCTGAGGGCGCGCCACACGATGGCGACGGTGCTGTGGAACGACCCGGCGCAGCTCGGCCAGCCCAGGCTGGCGGTGGTCGAGGATCAGGAAGGCATTTCCCGCTACGGCATCCAAGAAACCGAGATCCCGGCAATCGGCTGCACCAGCGAAGGTCAGGCGGTGCGCACCGGCAAGTGGGCGCTCTATACCGAACTCTACGAGGGCGAGAGCATCGCCTTTGCCACCGGGCTGAAATCAGCATTCGTGCGGCCGGGCGAGATCATCCGCGTGTCGGATGTCAACATCGGCGGCAAGCGCCGCGGCGGCCGCGTGGTGGCCGGCACCACCGATACGGTGATCATGTTCGACGCATCGATCGGCGCCATCACCGGCAGCCAGGGCGTGCTGATTTCCTGCGAGGTGGGCGAAGGCGTGGTCGAAACGCGCTGGGTCTACAATTGGGATGCATCCATGACCTGGGTCGGCGTGACCGAAGCATTCTCCGCCGCGCCGGCGCTGGACTCTGTGTTTGTCGTCAACGAGGTGGCGGCGCTGGAGCCGACGCTATGGCGGGTGATCTCGGTCAGCCAGCGCGAGGCCGACGCCTACGAGATCAACGGCGTGCGGCACTATCCCGGCAAGTGGGATTATGTCGAGAACAACATCGCACTCTCGACGCCGGATATTTCCGACATTCCGGTGACCTGGCCGGCCGTGCAGAGCCTGACGGCGACCGAATATCTGGTGCAGCTGTCGCCGATCTCGATCGGCGTGCGGGTATCGCTGTCATGGGTATCTGCGGCGCCGCACTTCATCGTCGACTGGCGGCCGCAGGACGGCAACTGGACGACCACCAGGACCGACGCCAAGTCGATCGATCTGCCGGTCGAGGAAGGGCCATATCAATTCCGCGTCGTGCCAGTGTCGCAGCTCGGCGTCCGGGGGCCGCCGGCAATGCTGAACTATACCGTGATCGGCCGCTATGCGCCGCCGGCCGCGCCGCTGCAGTTCCGCATCAAGATCTCGGATGGCGTGGCGCTGTTCGAATGGCTGCCGGCGGTCGAACTCGATGTGATCATCGGCGGCCATTTCGAACTCAGGCATTCCTCGCAAACGTCAGGCGCCAGCTGGGCGTCGGCACAGGTGGTGATCCCGTCGATCCCTGGCAATGCCACCAGTGCCGAAGCAGTCTATCGTGCGGGGACATGGTTCCTCCGGACCTTCGATATCGTCGGCACGCCATCGAAGGAGGTGGCGACCATCATCTCGTTGCAGCCGGATGGCCGCTATACCGAATTCGCGCGCGTCTGCGAGCATCCCGACTGGCTCGGCGACCACAATTTCACCGAGGTGCTTGAGCCGCAGTACTGGCTGATTATCGGCCAGACCGGCGGCGAATGGGACGCGCAGATTGCCGATATGGATGACTGGCCGGATGTCGACGTGCTGGTCGAGAATGCACCGTCGCCGCCTTATGCCGAGCCACGGCATGGCTGGTATATCTTTGAGGATCTCGTCGATGCCGGCGGCGTGTTCACCGTGCGGTTTTCCGCCGAGATCCTGGCATTCCCTTATGCCGAAGGCGATGCGTTCATCGATGACCGGCTGAACAATGTCGACGAGTGGTCCGACTGGGACGAGATCAATGAAGATCTCGGCGGCCAGGTGCAGCTATTCATCCGCACCACCAATGACGACCCGGCATCGCCATCGGCGACCTGGGGCGCCTGGCAACCATTCTCGCCGGTCGAATACACGGCGCGCGGATTCGAGTTCCGGGCCGACCTTTACGCACCGGCCGGACAGAACATCGGCATCGAGAAGCTGTGCATCACCGCTGATCTCAGGATGAAGATGGACAGCGCGGAGGACGTGCCTTATCCGGCCGCCACCACGCACGTCACCTTCGCGGTGAAGTTCTACCTGGAGCCGTCCGTCGTGGTGACGGTGCAGAATGCGCTGGCGACCGACGACATCCAGGTGATCAACAAGACCCGCCAGGGCTTCGATGTCACCATCAAGCAGGGCGCGACGCACCAGACGCGGACATTCGACTGGCAGGCGCGCGGCTTCTAAAGGAGGAAGAAATGTCACAGCATGACATGGTACTCGACAACGGGCCGGGCCTGGCGGTCAGGACCGACATGAACGCAGCCATCCAGGCGCTGGCCTCGATGAATTCCGGGCCGATCGAGCCAGTGGTGAAATATCCTGGCCAGCTGTGGCTCGACACATCGCCGACGCCGCCTGCCATGCGGCAGCGCGACCTGGCAAATACTGCATGGGTGGCGCCGTACCTGGGCAGCACTCTCGGCTTCACCGATGCCGACATCGGATTCGGCGCGCGAACGTCCGGCAATCGCTTCGTCTGGAATGACAAGGCCGACCTGTCTGGAACCGATGTTGCGACCCTGTCCGAGACTGGACAGCTGGCACTGCCGGTTGTGAGCCAGCGTGTCGATACATCGGCATTGACGCTGCATGGCGGCACTGTCGGCAGCGGCGCCCACATCACGCTCGCGGGCGGCACGCACGCCACGCTGGCGAGCCAGGCCTTTTATGACGCCAGTGCGCATACCTGGCGCAACGCGGCAGGCAACACGACTGCCATGACGTTGAGCAGCGCAGGCGCGCTGAACGTCACCGCCGGCGTCACAAGTGGCGGCAATTACACGGCGGGCACGGGAACGTTTATAGGCGCGGCTGATGCTGCCATGCTTTGCACGTCCTCTGCTGCCGGCACCGGCTACGTCTACCTCAGGCCGAATGGTCCGAGCGACCCGGCAAACAGCATGACCATCTACGACACCGGGCTGGTGACGTTCGGGCCATCCTGCGCGATGGGCCTTGGTGGGAGCGGGCGCTATTTCCAGTTCGTCACCAACTACTACCTCAATTGGAACAGCACTGGTGGCGACCTGGACGTCATTCTCAATGGCGGCATTCGCGCCACGTTCGGCGTCTCCGGCTCGTTCACCATCACCAGTTCGACAGCCATCAAGTCGAGCGGCACGGCGTGGGCCAACCCGTCCGACGAGCGCATCAAGGAGGTGGTCGGTGACTACGATGTCGGCCTCGCCGAGGTGCTGCAACTCCAGCCGAAGGTGTTCACCTACAAGGGCAACGACACGCTACAGGAACCCGGCCACGACCCCATGCGACCGGAGGGCGAGCCAGTTCCGGCACAGACGGTGCCCTACCCCGACAGCCCGCACTACCAGATGGCGGTCGACGACACCGAAGTCGTCGGCTTCATCGCGCAGGAGGTCGAGACGGTGATGCCTGGCATGGTCACGCAGGGGCCGGGCTGGATCGACGGCGTCGAGGTGCAGGACTTCCGCACGCTCGACACCTCGAATCTGATCCTGGCGCTGGTCAATGCCGTCAAGGAGTTGTCCGCCCGCGTCGAGGCACTGGAGGCGGCATGACAAACCAGCCATCACCGTCAGGTGGTGGCAACGGCGGCCGCGTAACCGGCCTACTCAATGCGGTTCGCGGACTGACGCTGTCAAACGTCCTGGTGCTGGCGGCACTGGCCGTGATCGCGGTGCCGGCCTTTGTCGTCTACCAGGCGGTGACCGGAAACGATGCGCTGCTCGACCGGCTGCTCTCGACCTATGAGTTGGTCGACAGTGACAGCGATTGCATCATTCGCCATGTGCAGGAGCGCGGCGGGCCAGAACTGTGGTCGATCGGCGCCGGCTTCGCGTACCAGGGGCGGGACAGGTGGAGCGTCAATGTGCTGCTGCTGAACGGCAAGCCGGGCGAGGATGAGATCGCCACCTATTGCGAGGCGTTGAAGCTGATCGTGGACAAGATGCTGACCGGAGATCTCAATGGGCCATGAGATGGTTCCTTATACCGATCCTGGTGCTGCCGTCCTGCTCGGCGACGGTCGAGTTTTCGGACGACCAGTGCCGGGTGCTGAGGCAGATGCGTGTCAACGTTCACCAGATCTGCCGGCGGCCGTCGAGCCGCGAGCTGGTGGTGCCGAGGCACCGTGATGTCGGCGTTCCTCGACCAGTGCCACCGGCGCAGCCGCCGGCGCAGCCGAACCGACCTGATCCGCCGGATCCCGATCCGCCCGATCCGCCAACACCGAACCCGCCGGATCCACCGGACCCGCCGGGCAATCCAGATCCAGGCGGCCAGCCGGACCGGCCAGATGGCGGCGGCGGCGGAAGGCCAGACCCATGACTGAGGAACGCAATGGAGGAATGCAGCCATGATCGCGCAGCTAATCAATCTGCTGATCTACGTCCTGGTCGTCGGTCTTGTGATTGGCGTCATCTACTGGGCGGCCGATGCCATACCGATACCGGAGCCGATCAACAAGGTGATGAAGGTCATTGCCGTGGTCGTCGGCGCCCTGGTGCTGATCCTGCTCTTGCTGCAGCTGGTCGGCATCTCGCCGGTCGCGGTGCCTGCGCTTACCTGATTACTGCAAGGCGCAGGCGGAACAGGCGAAGAACGCCTGTGCGGTTTCGTGTAAGTTCCGTGTAACTTTTTGCCGCCAATCGTCCCTTTTGGGCGGGAATGATCCGCTTCTGTTCTTTTCGGACGACAGGGCCGCGTCAAGCCTAAGCCTTGAAAATACAAAGGTATTTTGGCTGTCCTGCGGCCGTGCCTCATAAATGCCATTCGGATGTGGGGATCGTAAGGGCATCTCAGCGATAATGCTTTTGTTTCAATCGCTTGCCGCCTTGTCGGCGGCTTCCGTGTAACTTTCCGTGTAACTTTTTGCGCCGCGCTCGGCCGCTTCCAGGGCGCCGGCAATGTCTTCCTGCTGCACATGGGCATAGCGAAGCGTCGTCTCGTAGCGGCTGTGGCCGAGCGTGCGCTGCACGACTTTCAGGTTGGTATTGCGCGCCATCCTGGTTGCTGCCGTGTGGCGCATGTCGTGCAGGCGGAAGTTCTCGACGCCTGCCGCCGCAACCGCCCGCTTCACCGCCGAGGCAAAACCTTCCATCGTCAGCGGGTAATGCTCGCCCTTGACGTATTGGATGCCGTTCTTGCCCGTCCTGGTGTAGGCGGATGCGAAGGTGAAGACGTTGACCTTGTGCCTGCCCAGCTGGCGGCGCAGCAACTCGCGGACATAAGGCGTCATCGGCAAGGTGCGCGATTTGTCGCCTTTGCCGTCGAGCGTGAACTCGCCTTTGCCGTCGCGGGCGAACCAGTTGATCTTTGACCAGGCCAGCCCGACTACCTCCATCTTGCGGGCGCCGGTCTTGAAGGCGAAGTCGACGGCGTCGCCATAGCCGCGGTCGAGGCGGTCGTTGATCGCCGCCTCTTCCTCGACGGTCGCCTCGCGGACCCGTTCTTGCGGTTCCTTCAGCATGAACTGCGACCACTTGATCCTGGCGACCCGGACGTTCCAGCGTTCGCGCGCCGTGACGATGATGGTGCGCAGCGGCTGGACCGCCGTGCGGTTGACCGTCGAATTGCTGATACGGACCTGGCGGTCTTTCTTGTTGCGCTGACTTGCCTCGCCTCGCCGCGCCGCCACCATGTGGGCGATCCGGCTCGGCGTGATGTCGTGCAGCATGATGGTCGTGCCGAACTGTTTCAGCAGCCATTTGAGGTTCTTGCGGCAGCGGTCGTGGTCTTTGCGGAACTGCCCGACTTCGTTCCACCAGCGGGCGCAGGCAAGCTCGAACGTCAGTTCCGGCTCGAACATCGCGGCATCCTGCGCGACCAACTCCCGCGCTTCGGCCCGCTTTGCGGCCTCTACTTGTTCGGCTTCCCGCCTGTTGGTCCTGCCAGTGTTTCCCGAAAAAGTGCGACCACCGAGGTTGAACCGGAAGGAATACGTCCCGTCTTTCGTATCCGGGCGGATAGTGACTGACATAGCTGCTTATTCCTTTCCAGCCACGCCGCCAGGTCGTCCCGGTCGTATCGCGGCGTTTCCCGCTTCTTCCCGCGGCCGATGTTGATGTAAGGGATCTCGCCGGCCCGGCGCATCGCCGCCAGCGTGTCGACGCCTATGCCGAGTTCCTTCGCCGCCTGTTCGGGGGTGAGCAGCGGCGTCATGGCGCAACTCGCGCATTTAGGCGTCCGCCCGTGGCAGCGTGTCGAATGCGCTGTCCAGTTCCTCGCGGTCCCACACGGTGCGGCTGTTGACCCGCCGCGGCTTCGGCATGCGGCCATCCTCGACCAGCTCGTCGAACAGGGTGGTGCCGACGCCGATATATCTGGCCGCCTCGACGCGGCTCATGCCGCGCGGCGGAAGTGAAAAGGGATCGCTCATGCGATTCGTCTCCGTTGATTTCGCCGAGCGTAATACAGCGGAACGATACGGAACGCAACGGAATGCGGCGGAACTGCCAGCCGCAGCCGCAGCCGCGCGGTGTGTAGGCGATGGCATCGGATCTGGCAGTCATGTCCGGATATCCTCTGTTTGCCACACAGTTGCCCGCCAGGCGTCGAAACGTGGCGGGCTGGTCCTAGTGCCTCCGATCCTGCTTTTGCTTCTCCACGGCTGCCAGAATCTCGACCTCGTTGATCGGGACAAGCCGGATGATCTGCTCGATGAAGTTCGACAGCATCTTGATCCGGAAATCATGCTTGTCTTTGCCCTGGATGCCGGCCAGCAGCATGGCGGCGAGATCCGCAATCACCGCCGACTGGATGGCCGGGTCATGGCCGGCGAGGATCCCGCTGATCTGGTCGGTCAGCTTCTCCACTTTCGCAACGCCATCCATGTTCATTCCTCCTTGAGCAACGCCAGGTATTTCTGCGCGGCCGCCTTCGGCAGTTCCTTCCTGGCTACCTTGGCCGCTGTTTCCAGCACGGTGTCGATGAAGGCGTCGGCGCCGGGCAGATCCTCGAGGAGATCCCTGCGCAGGAAATCCAGCTCGACGAGGCGAGCGTCGACTTCAAGGTCGCCGCGGCCGGCGATCTGCAGGGCGTCATGGATGGCCTGGTCGCGCGCGTCGGATGGGGCGGCAGCGGCGAGTGGATCAGCTTGGGGGTGAGGCTCGCCGCTGCCTGCGCCGGCTGGTGACTGAGGGGGATCGGCCGGCGTTTCAGGGGAAGGTCTGCCTTGTAGCACGGCGCCGGCTTCGGCGGCAGCGGCAAAATCATCTAGCGACCGCGGCGCCGCCGGTTTTTCTTCCTTCGGCGAGATGTCGACCATCGCCGCCTCGCGCATCTCATCGACGTCATGGATGCCGAGAATAACCTCTGGACACCAGCGGCGGGCGAAGCCGCGCAGGCTGTAATAGGACAGCTGCTGGCCGGGATCCGACTTCCACAGCGGGCTGTTCTTCGGCGAGATGTCGGCAATGCGCGGCGACTTGTATTCGCGCACGGCACCATCGCGGAAAGTCCCGGTCACGATGGCGCGCATTTCCTGGCCTTCGCCTTCGAACCGGATGTCCGGCCTGGTTTTCAGCGGCGCCAGCGCATTGACGATCGCCATGAACACCTGTGCCTCGTAGGCCAGCAGATCGTTGACGAAATAGCTTTTCCTGGCCAGCGCATAAGGATTGATGCCGAGCCGGATGGAGTCATCGAGAATGCCCAGGCATGCGCCAGGCTGGCCACGCAGATGTTTAGGCACGGCGGATCCGGATGCCGCCATCATCTTGGCGAATTCCATCACCTCGCCGGCATTGACGAAATTGATGCCGCCTTTGCCGATCGTGATGGCATCGGCCAGCTCGCGGTTGACCTTGGTTTCAATGAGTGCGGTGTCGGTCATCGGTGTTCCTCTCTCAGTATCTTAAGTCCGGCCTTGGTGATGCGCTCGCCGGCCGATTCCACCTGGTCCCAAAAGCGATCGCCATAACGCGCGCGGGCTTCATGCCCGGTGATGTATTCGGTGCCGTCGCGATAAATCCACTCGGTCCAACCGGCCTGCATGCAATAGTAGCCAGTTGTGGTGTGGTCGCGTTCCTGCGGGCCTTCTTCGGCCAGCCGTTCCAGCCATTGCCGCCGCAACCAGGTAAGCCTGATCGGCTTCATGCTGCATCCTTTGCCTTTGTCACCTTCAGCACCGGATAATCCTTCGCCGCGACCTGGTAGGCATCGCGGTGCGCCATCGTGTGCGAGATCTTCCAGCCGGGCAGCGTGGCCGATTCCGAGCCGTTAAGCTTGTGGACGATCTCGGCGTCGATCTCCTTGCATGTGGCTTCATCCTCCTTGATCTCGGCCTTCAGCGCGGCACGCATGGCCAGCATGTCGCCGAGCCGGTTGTCGGTCGAGAGATCGAGCGGCGCCGGCTTGTCCGGATCCGGCTTGAAGACCTGGCGCAGCACGTCAGCGTCGCGGGCGTAGTCGGGCGCGACCGGCGCGTGGCCGTCATCGAAGGCAGCCCAAAAGCTGGCGGCGATCGACCGGATGCCGGCTTCCGCACGTTCATTGCGCTCGACCCGGTGGACGACCAGTTCGGCGTCCTGCCAGCCGAGAACAAGTGCCGCCAGCACGCCATAGTCGGCTTCGAGCAGCATGGCGTTGCCGAGCGTCTGCAGCTGGTAGCCGAGCGGCGGGCCGTTCGACCAGTTGGCCTCGAAGGACGCGCGGGAAATGACCTTGAACTCGAAGACGATGCGCGCCGCCATGTGCTCGAAGCCGGTGGCATCCGGCGTACCGCCGAGCCGGATATCAGGATCCCGCACATAGATGTTGAGCGGATAGTCGATCTGGTATTCCGGGTGCTGTTCCTGCAGCGCGCAGGCGACCGCCGGTTCGGCCCAGCGGCCGAGCCGCATGGCGGCGTTTTCTTCTGGCGGCGCGGCCAGTCCCATCTTGCGCGCCCATATCTCGTAGGCGGTGGCGTAGGGATCGACGCCGGCCACAGCGCCAACCTCGCTCATCGTGAGATCCTGGGCGCGCAAGGCGAACCATTCCGGCGTGCGCGGCTTGACAGTGTGGCGCTCGATGATGGCGGGCGCGGGCGCAATGCGTTGCGCATGCCCGGCGTGGGGCGTGTTCAGCTGCGGACACATGACAAACTCGCTGCTGATCGAATTTTACGAAGGTTAACAGCACATAATATGCGCGACAGGATAGTCGTCAAGCGAAATGCAGAATCGGATAAATCTGTGGATAAGGCTCAGACCTTGCACGCCAGAATCGCATCGAAGGCATTCAGCACCAGATACTGGTCCTCGATCGACAACGCCAGCAACTGTCGCGTCATCAATGCCGGCAATGGATTCTCCGGCCGGGCATCCTGGCCGAAGATCTCCAGATATTCCCTGTCGATCCGCTGCCGGGTGGCTGCGTCCTTGATAGGTGCGCCGCTCATCCATCTGCCGATCGTCGACTGATTTACATGGTAGCGCCGGCCAGCCGCACCTTGGTCGAGGTGCAGTTCTTCCATGATATCCCTAAGTTTCCAACCCGCCAGTTGCATCGAAGCCAGCATATGCGCGAACGGATATGACGGCGATATTTCGGCTATCTGGAACATTCATGCTTGAAAGCAATCCCGTCGCGCATATTATGCGAGGAATGAACACGCTTTCGTACATTAGGAAGCGAGTCTTCCAGCTCACCCAAGCCGAATTTGCCGCCCTTGCCGGCGTGCAGCAGTCGACCGTCTCGCGCTGGGAAAACGGCGTGGCGCCTTCGCTCGACGAGATGCAGGCGATCCGCCTCGCCGCCGCGGAGCGCGGCATTGCGTGGGACGACAGTTGGTTCTTCGATCCGCCGCCGGCGAGCGCTGGAGAGGTGACCACGCCAGCAGTTTGACTTGTTTGTAATTGGGCGACCGCGCCTATCGGGCGGCGCGGCGGATCCCCGGTTTTGCTTTCGCCCGATCCCGCTTGCGGGCCGGATGTGTATGGAGTTCCGGCCAGCGGCGGCGATGATGGGAGTCGGCTGTCCGGCCGGCAGTCGGCTCTCGCATCTTTCCATGCACCAAAATCTCCATACGCGACTTTCCGTCTGCGGATCAGCGAACGCCCGAACAGCATCGTTGAACCGGCTTCAGGCGGTAAGGGAAGCCGCCGGCGCCAGTCGGCAACGCAGCTGGCGCCGCGCGGTGACCCTTTCGGAAGGGGATGCCGGCGCGATGACGTTCTGGACGGTGGAGAGACAAACCCAGGTCGCCGAGATGCTCGGCGCGGGATCTACCTTCCAGGACATCGCAAACCACTTCCACACCACCCGCAACGCGATCGCCGGCATCATCTTCCGCAACCAGATCCTGCAGCTGGTCGCCAGGCCGCCAGCCAACAAGCCGGCAGCCAGGCCGCCGAGAAAGTATGCCGTGAAGAAAGCGCCGCCGCCGCCTGTCGTGACCAGCAAGCCGGCGCCGCAGCCGCCGGTCATGCGCCGCGTCGGGCTGCTTGAACTCAACCGCACCGACTGCCGCTTTCCGGTCGAGGAAGCGCCTGAAGTGATCGGCGGGCAGCGGTTCTGCGGTGCGCCGACCATCGACACTTACTGCGCCTTCCATGCAGCGGTGGCTTTTGCAGGAAAAGGAAAGGGATGGTGATGACCGAGAATTTCGATCCTGTAACCGGCGAAATCGTCGAGCCGCCGATCGCCCAACCTGTCCGGGAAAAAAAGCCCGCCAGGAAAAACGGCAAAGCCAGAGTGCCGGCCGATGAATCGAAGCGCGACAAGTTCGTGCGCCTGGTCGATCCCAGGGTGAACCGGGCGATCCTGGCCATCCGCCGCATCGCCAGGCTCGGCGGCGCCAATGCCGGTCACTACGACTTCGACGAGGAAGACATCGGCAAGATCGTCCAGGTGCTGTCGAAGGAGATCGTGGCAATGGAAAAGACCATGATCCGCGGCAAGCCGGAAGCGCCGGCATTCTCGATCATCGATTGAGGAACGGCGCGGATGGATGAGGCCTTTGCACTTGTTCGCTATGATGCCGCCCGCCGCGCCATCGCCGAGGCGAAGACGGTTGATGAGGCCAAGAGCTTCCGCAATGAGTTCAAGGCGCGCCAGGCATATGCGCGGCAGGCCAAGGATCGGCAGCTTGAAGCCGACTGCATGAAGTTGCGGTTCCGAGCAGCGCGGCGGCTCGGCCAGATTATGGAATCGCAAAAGGAGAGTTTCGGGACGGCGCAGGGACGCAGAAGCGACTTAGGTTTTTCTGCAACCCAAGTGCCGAAACCTACGCTCGATGAGGCAGGCATAGATAAGACGCTGGCCAATGAAGCCAGGACACTTGCGCGGCCTGACGAAGATGCATTCCTAACCATTCTGGAAGACCGCGAGCAACACATCCTGCGGTCAGACAGAACTGTCATTCGCGGCATAACGATTGGCGACGAACGCCAGCCCTATGAGGGCGAAATCACTGAGGGCTGCACCGTCGAGGATCTCGATGCGCTCGCCGCCACCGGCTACCGGACTCCTGTCATCTATGCTGACCCGCCGTGGTCGTTCGAAGCCTATTCCGGCAAGGGCAAGCAGCGTGCCGCCGACCGCTACTATGACACGCAGCGGCTCGATGACATTGCCGCAATGGCGCCGCACGTCATGGCGCTTGCCGCTGATGACTGCGCGCTGTTCCTTTGGGCAGTGATGCCGGAATTGTCCGGCGCACTCGATGTCATCCGCAGTTGGGGATTCGAATATAAAACTGCGGCGTTCGTCTGGATAAAGACCAACGCCGACGGGTCGCCGGCGACCGGAATGGGTTACTGGACCCGCGCCAATGCGGAAGTCTGCCTGCTGGCCACGCGCGGTTCGCCGCACCGCATTGCGAAGAACGTTCACCAGGTCGTCATGGCGCCGCGCGGCGAGCATAGCGCCAAACCGGAGGAAGTGCGCCACCGCATCCACCGGCTACTGGGCCGCCCGCAACCGCCGCAACTCTATCTTGAACTCTACGGCCGAGGGCCGGTGCCTGGCTGGTATGTCTGGGGCAATCAGATTCGCCGCACCGATTTCGTGAGGGCTGCGGAATGAGCCTGTTTCCCCTTGTGCAAGGAGCGCGGGCAGTGCGGTCCGGCCGCTTCGGCGAGGTGACGCTAGAAGCAGGCTTTAGCGCCTATGGCGTGAAGATCGTGAATGATGACCACGTCTATCATACTGGCGATGGCGGTCTATGGGCGCGCAAGGATCTCGTCCTGGTCCGCCAATATCCTGTCGGCAACATCAAGCTGGATTTCATGTATCGCGATTTTGCCCGCGATATTTCATTGCCTATCGAATGCAAGCAGCAAATGGGAGGCGGCACGACCGACCAAAAATTGGCCTATGCGGTGGATGTGCTGTGGAGGCCGGTTTCCCTGCGTTTTGGCTGGTGCTGAGTGGTGGCGGTTTCGACCCGCGCGTTACGAAGGCAGTCGATGCCAAGATCCGGAATCTGCGTGGCGTGAAAGGCCGGCTACTGTTCAACGCAGGACCAATCCTGCAGCGCGCGATCGAGCAGTTGGTTGAGAAGGGCGCACCATGACCGGCCTGCAGCTTGACCTCCTGAAAGACCCGAAACGCCAGCGCGGGACGAGGCCGCCGCCGGCGAAGGAGTTTCCCGTCCATTGCGCCATCGTCGACACGATCCGCCTGTGCAAGTCACCAGGCTGGTTGTGGTTTCACCCGCCGAACGGCGAGCTGCGGGACGATGGCGCCGGCGCCCGGCTTAAACGGATGGGGACTCGGCCGGGCGCCAGCGATTTCATCCTCGCAGGGCCGCCTGCAGGCCGCATCCACGCGCTGGAACTGAAGCGCCGGGGTGAGAGGCCATCCGAAGAACAGATCGCGTTCCTGGACGATGTACGGGCCGCTGGCGGCCTCGCCGCCTGGGTCGACACCTATCACGACGCGATCGAGCAGCTGAAGGCATGGGGCGCGCTGCGCACCACGATCAAGGTGACTGCATGAACAAGGAGGATCCGCAATGGAACGGGCAAAAGTCACAAGCAACAATGACGGCTACCGCACCAGCTACGTGATCACCGCCGCCGAGAAGAAAGCCGTCGAGGCGGCCATCGAGGGCATCTGCCGCTCCTACCATCCGCTCGGCTACGGCACGTCATTCGGCAAGATCACGCTGCTCGAGGAAAAGGGCGAGTGGATATGCTGGATCTGCCGCGGCAGCCGCTCCAACAGCTGCGACTAGACCATGAACGTGCAACCGTTCCTGTTCGGTGAAGGCTGGATCGAGGTGCGCGACGGCAACGATACGGCGCGCGATATCTTCGACCGGCATTATTCGCGCTATCACTATGCGGACGGCCGAAAGCCCATGATCTTCGTCGGGCCGGGCAAAAAGCTGGTGCTGCTGACCAGCGATGCCCTGTCGGTGTTCGTCTGGCGTAAGTACACCAGCCGGGACGGTCAGCAGGGCGTCAACTGCGCGATCTTCCGCAACGAGGGACCGACGCTTTCCAGCGACCTGATCCGTGCCGCCGATGCGATCGCCGATCGACGCTGGCCGGGCGAACGGCATTTCACCTATGTCGACCCGCGCCGGATCCGCTCGACCAATCCCGGCTATTGCTTCAAGGCCGCCGGCTGGCGGTTCTGCGGCATCACCAAGCGGCGAGGCTATCACATCCTGGAGCGCCAGCCATGATCCCGCAGCCGGATCCGCGCGACCTCGCCCGCCATGTCTGGGAACTCGACGGCATGCTCACGGAAACTGCAGCCATACGCTGCACTTTGCCGGATGGCGAGCCGCTGGTCGTGCGGTTCCTGGATAAGGGCCGCTTCGTCATCTCCGTCGATCCCGGCCGCTATGACGAGGCGCGCGCATGGGTGCATGCCGCCTGCCGGCTCGATGACGTCACGCTGACCGCCATGTTCCAGGATGCTGCTGCCGAAGCGCGCCAGGCGTCCAGGCGATTCCTGGCACATCTGCCGGAATACGAACTGCCGGAAAACCAGCCGCGCACCAGGAGGGGAATGCCTGAATGAACGTCGAGGATTTCGAAAGCCATCGCCAGCAGCGGCAGCACAAGCAGCCGCCATCCGGGCCGCCGCTGATCGAGATCGGCGAGTTCATCGGCGTGTCGGCGCGCGACCGGCTGTTCCTCGACGATGCCAAGCTTCTGCCGATGCGCAACGTGGTGCTCTTGTCGGGCGACGGCGGCACCGGCAAGTCGCTACTGGCGCTGCAGCTGGCGCTGGCGACCGCCACCGCGCTGCCTTATTGGATCGGCATGACTGTGGCTAATGGGCCGGTGATCTACGTATCGGCCGAAGATGACCGCGACGAGATCCACAAGCGGGTCGAGGAGATCGTCGCCGTCGAGGAATGCGCTGACCTGGAGGCCTCGCGCGGCCTGCTGTACTTTCTCGCCCTGGCCGGCCAGGACGCCACATTGGCGATCGAGCAGCGCGCATCCTGCGCCATCAAGCCGACCGACCTGATGGGACATCTCGACCGCATGCTGGCCGATGTCAGCCCGGTCTTGCTCATCCTGGATAACCTGGCCGACATCTATGCCGGCAACGAGAACAACCGCTCGACCGTCAAGCATTTCGTCGGCCTGTTGCGCCGGCTGGCCATCCGGCACGACTGCGTCGTGCTGCTGCTTGCCCATCCGAGCCTGTCCGGGCGATCGAACGGCACCGGCGAATCCGGCTCGACCGCCTGGAACAACTCGGTCCGATCGAGGATGTATCTGCACCGCGTCTTTGACGGCGAAAGCCGCCACGAAGCCGACGAGCAGGCGCGCGTGCTTGAAATGATGAAGTCCAACTATGGGCCGGTCGGGCGCGAGATCGAGCTGCGCTGGCAGGATGGCCGCTTTATCCGCCGCGAGCAGACCGGCATGTTCGACGGCTGGCATCACCTTGACGAGCTGCAGGCCCGCTTCCGGGTCGAGACATGGCGATGCGACCCGCGATCCGAGATCTGGGGCGGCTGGGTGATCGCCCAGCTGATGGAACTCGACGGCGGCCGCGGTTTGTCGAAGACCGACTGCTCGGCAGCACAGAAGGCAGTGCGCAACAGGATCCAGAACATGCTGGTCATCCTGGAGAAGAACGGCGCCGTGCTGAGGGTGCGCAAGTTCGACGAGCACCGGCATGAAAAGGAGTTCTATGGAGCGCCCGGCAATGGCCAGGAAGAACTGCCGATATGAGTGCGGCAGTCATCATTTTACGACTGCCGCAGACTGCCGCAAACGGTGCGGCACCCGGAACGCGGTAGTGGTTGCGGCAGTCGTGCAGGCATTAGGGCACACATTACGTAGTAATGTGCCCTAACTGCCGCACTGCCGCACTAACGCATTCCGTCGCAATTTTCGAAGCGCGGCACTCGATGAAAAGGATGACTGCCGCAGAAGGAGGAACGGACATGAACGAAGCGCTGCGCATGAAGCACGAAAACATCAACGGGCCGGTGGCCAAGGAATCGCCGCCGGACACCGAACGCTTTTTCCGGCTCGCCGAGAACATGCTGCGCCAGCTGCGGGCTGACTTGGTCGACCTGGATCTCGACTGGCGCCGACAGCGGGCGAACCTGCTCGATCGGGCGCGTGACGACCTTGCCAGGATCGATGCCGACCACAAGCAGCGGCAGGCAACAATCGAGACGGCCGTCGCCAAGCTGTCGGCGATGCAGGGCTGAGATGGGCGCGCTCACCGCCATCCTGCACAGATCCGCCGGCCAGCTGGTCGACCGGATGCGCGGCGAAGTGGTGGAAGCGCGTGCCACCGAGGCCAGGATGGTCGGTGAGGCATGGCGCGACCATGTCGCGCTGCCGGCCAACTACTGGCACGACCGCTGGCGGGCCGAGCAGAAGCTGCGATCGGCCGAGCGGTTCCTCGAAGCGTTGGAGGAAAGGCCATGAACGAGATCCTTCGAGATGTCGAGCTGGACGAGCGCGGCCGCTTGCGGGTGCAAGGCAAGGCGGTGGTCACCGAGGCGCCCAGGGACGGCAAATATTACGCGCGCCGCAATGCCGCCTGGGCCGACATCGCCAAGCTGCTCGAGGAGGTCGGTGGCGGCGGTGGCGGATCCTCATCAGGCGAAGGCGGCAACGGCGAGCAAGGGCCGCCTGGACCACAGGGACCGGCAGGGCCAGCCGGGCCACAAGGTGAACCCGGTGAGCCGGGACCGGAAGGGCCAGCTGGTGCCGATGGTGCGCCTGGCACCCCAGGCGCCAAAGGTGATCCTGGCGCTCAAGGGCCAAAAGGCGATACCGGCCCGCCTGGTGCAGAAGGGCCAGCCGGTCCGCAGGGTGCGACCGGCAGCACCGGTGCGCCAGGATTGCCCGGCCCGCAAGGACCGCCCGGCGCCGATTTCCCGGATGCGCCTTCGGACGGCAAGATGTACTTCCGCCAGAACGGCGCCTGGGTCGCGCTGACGACAATCGACCAGATCGGGGCATGAGATGGCAAACCCGATTGTTGTTGATCTCAGTCACCACAATCCGACGCCGGATTGGACCGCGCTTAAGGAAGGCGGAACGGTCGGCGTCATCCTGAAGGCGACCGAAGGCACGTCGTTCAAGGACAAAACGCTCTATGAACGCGGTGCTGCGGCGCGCAAGGCAGGGCTGAAAAGCGCGACGTATCATTTCCTTCGGCCCGGCTCGATCGCGGCGCAAATGGACTTCTACCTCTCGGTGGTCGATCCGCTGCCTGGCGAGCGTGTAGTGCTCGATCATGAGGATGCCGGCGTTTCCCTGTCGGCTCTCGAGCAAGCGGTCACCGCGCTGCTTGATCGGCGGCCGGATCTGCAGGTCGCGATCTATTCCGGTCATCTCATCAAGGAACAACTCGGCTCGAAACTCAGCGAAACGTTGGCCTCCAACACCAGCCTGTGGATCGCCCAATACACGAGCGCTGCCGCGCCTTCCTGGCCGAAAGGCACCTGGGCGACCTGGTCACTGTGGCAGTACACCGATCAAGCCCAGGTCGAGGGTATCTCGGCCAAGGTGGATGGCAATCGCTGGAACGGCACAACCGAGAACCTGCTGAAGTGGTTCGGTCCTGCCGGTGAGCCTATCCCCGAGCCTGTACCACCAGAACCGGAAGTGGCCGAGGTGCTGGTTACTATCACCACTCAGGACAACATGGTGGCCATGACCATGACGCCAAGCCCTGGCGTTAAGGTCAGGGTGCTGGTCGATGGCGAACCGGCATGATCGACGCGCTCGCCTTTTACAGCAGCAAGCAATGGCGACGTCTGCGTGCTGCCTATCGCAAGGCGCATCCGTTCTGCCAGCGGTGCGGACGCAGGACCGAGCATGTCGATCATGTCGAGGAGATCCGCCTGGCACCCGAACGCAGGCTGGACTGGCTCAACCTGCAGTCGCTTTGCCATGCCTGTCACAATGCCAAGACCGCCGCCGACAAGGCCGGCCAGCCATTGCGACCGCATGGTGGTTGCGATGTCGATGGAAATCCCACCGATCCACGCCATCCGTGGTCCAGCGGGGCGGGGAGGGGGGGGATTCGCGCCCACAGGCGCGTCCCGGTGGCAGCGGC